ACGCCAGCTGCGACGAGCAAAATCAGACTGGCAACCGTCTTCATTGGCATCTGCACGGCAGCGGATTCCGATATGTTTAAAGGTTTGTTAGCCATTAGGTAAACAACTCTTTAGCCAGTCCCAAACTTTTTTGAATGGCCAACATACCCATTCCCAAATTTTTCTTGCCATAGGTTCCTCCTTATTTTTTGTAACCACTTCTTTTACAGTATGATTACAGTCAGTACAAACACATCCTGTTACATAACAATATGTGTCTTGCGTGTGAAATCCTTGTCCAATGCAATGACATGGATGGTCACAATCTAAACAAATTCTTTTCATTTTTTATCCTCTATCTCATAAAACATGTTGTCGGTATCTTCTGTTACCCATTCTTTACCTTCAACATCCCAAACAGTAGTTTGTACTTTATAATCTGGCCAAGAATTATCTGTCGTATAATTATTAACATGCCAAATTATTCTATTGTTTGGTTGAGCTGCATAATTGCCGTTATCTAACGCCATTATGTGTGCACACTTGTGCTCTTGCGGAATTTCAGAATGTTCCGTATTTAGTATATTAGTCTCTGGATGAGCCCAGTCAATAGTAAAAAGGTATTGACCTGGATAAAATTTTTTATCTTTTCCTCTAAATTTACCGTCTATACCAGCAAGAAAATCAAAGCAATGCACACTAGGCCAATAGCTGAAACAGTTCCACAACTGAAGCTTGTCGACCGACATATCTGGCACTTCGGATCTAGAAAGATGTTTTTGGAAAAACGCTGAGATAGGCAGTCTATAAAAGACGGCACCATTTGGAAGCATCGCATGAAAAAGGAGAGCCCTTCCACTAATACTAGCAATGCCGAAAACAACACAGTCTGACTCGCCGGCACGACTATCTTCCATATCATATAAATACTCTGTCCTAATTTTACAGTATATTGGCGGAATGTTTGCGTTAAGGTATGCCATGTCATTATTTTATTTCTCCCCAATTGGGGCCTGATTCGTAATCTACTTTATTTGGAACTTCTAAATTTACTGCTTGTTCCATTATTTGTTTTATTTTATCAGCATGTGATTCTGATTCAATAGAAAAATCTAGTTCATCATGTATCTGTATATGTGCTGTGATACCTTCTTTATGTAGGTCAACCATAGCTCTTTTAGTCATGTCAGCAGCTGAACCTTGTATTAATCTATTTAAAGCTTTGTATGTAAAAGCTCTCCTCAATGCATTGTTGTGCCAATAATTTTTCTTTGGTTTACCATCTTTATCTTTAATTACATTGTCCTCTAAATCTTTTAGATGTGGTCCCATAGCTTGTAGTTCTTTTATTCTCTCATGATCTTCAGGTGGTACATAGGTTCCCCAATCTGATCCTTTTAATACAGGTTCGTATTTAGGAAAACGACATCTTCTTCTAAGTAATGTTCTGACCATACCTTTGTTCTGTGCTATGTTCATAATTCTATTTGTAAGTTGTTTTACAAATGGAACTTTATTGTGATACTGTCTAAATAGTTCTTCTGCTTTTTCTTTTGATACACCTAACTCTGCTTGTAACTTTGCTTTACCCATTCCATAGAATAAACCTAAGTTAATTGTTTTAGCTTGTGATCTAGGTATCTCAGCCATCTCAGCAACAATTTTGTGAAAGTCTGCACCCGCATCATTATTGTATGCATCCGCAATTGTGTATGCACTTGGTAATTCTGCTTTTATTCCATAGTGTGCAACAAGTCTTGGTTCTTGTTGTGAGTAATCAAAACAACCCCACTTACAATCTTTTTCCGGAATAAATAATGATCTTAGTAATGGTCCTGTATCTGGATCTCTTGCAGGTATTTGTTGTAAGTTTGGATTATGATAACTAAATCTTCCTGTAACTGTACCACCATCATCGGATCTAATTTGATTTATATCTGCATGTATTCTACCTGCATATTCATATTTAATTATAGAATCTATAAAGGTTGTTCTAACCTTGTTTATTTTTCTAGCTTCTGCTATCATACGAACTAACGGATGTTTATGGTTAGCAATAAAATTTTTTGTAAAGGATGGCTCGTTTGATTTCTCAGTTCTGGAATACTCTAGTTTTAATTTATCGAAGAGTGGTGCAATACTTCTTGCTGCCATTAATTGAATTTCTACTCCACTTTCTTTTTTTATTCTTTGGAGTAACATATCTTCTTGTAGCTGTAATTGTCGCTTCAATTCATGGGCTCTGCTCACGTCCACTCTCACACCAAGAAATTTCATATCGACAAGACAAGGAAAAAGATCAGTCTCCAAATTAAATATTTCTTGAAGATCATCTTCAATAATTTGTTGTTTAAATTTTTTCCAAAGTTCTAAAGTTAGTTCAGCATCAGCTTCAGCATACTCACCTACTTCCATGGGTGGTAACTTCCACATATCAGCTTTAGGATCTAGTCCTCTTTCTTTTGCAGCTTTAATTAATTGTGCTTCACTTTTACCTCTTCCAAGATAATGCCATGAGCATGCGTTTAAAGTATATTGAAATCTATTTTCATCAACCAACGATGCAGCGATCATGGTATCTATTATTAAACCATTGATTTTTATACCTAATTTACGTATCCAACATACGTCATACATAGCATTGTGAAATATTTTTGTAGCAGGTGATGCACAAACATCTTTGAACCAGGACAATACTTTGTCTCTGTCCATATTGGGTCCTTCACCATGTGCAATCGGAAAATAACCTTTCCAACCATCAACAGCAACAGCTATACCAACTATCTCTCCATTGTTTCTCATGACCCCTGAACCCAGTTTCTTTAAGTCTGGATCACGTGTCTCTAAGTCAATTGCAATTTCTTCTGCTTGTCTTAAATCAGGAAATTCTTTTGGCGGTAGCCATTCTGTTTGTGGTAATATCATTTTTTATCTTTCAGTTTTTTTATTTCTAATTGACAATAGTGAATTATTTTCTCTATATCTTGTATACCGTTTTTATTTTTATAACGACATACATACTTGATAACATTTCCTTGAAAAAAACTCAAATCGTTCTTCGATATAAATTCATACGGTTGAATGTGAAAGTTCTTGTAGTGATTCCCGCCTATCTGTTTATTTTGTGGAAATACATCATCGAACATATTTTTACTGGTCATATTTGATACTCCTTATCTTTGTATTTAGTTTTTAATTTATATAAATTATTACGGGCTCTCGTAATTCCTACATACCAAACACGATGCTCTTCATCTGCTTTGGCTTCACTTCTTTTAATTGCATTTTGTACTTTCAATCCCTGATGCATGGACAATATAACATTGTCCTCTTCACCACCTTTTATAGCATGTATAGTTGACAACCATATTCTAGCTTTACTATCTAAATCTTCTCCTTGTTCCATTAAATTTTGTATGTAATTTTTTTCTTTTTCAGGCATTTTAGTAAACAAATCATACCAATTATATTTTTCTGTAATTACTTTTTTGTTTGTGTAATCTAGTATTTCTTTCCAATCTTTTTCTTCTAATTGGACATCATTATTGACCCAATTTAGATATTTTTTTATTGTTTTATATAGACCAACTCTAAAACTTTTACCTTTATTACTTTGATAGTATACATATTTTGAAGATAGCTCATCCATTATATTCAGTAAATCATCTTTAGTTCTAGTTAATATCAACCATCTACCTTTTGATAAATCTACTTGACCTAAACTAGATATATACTGACACTCACCTTCAAAATCTCTAGGTAAATATTTTTTATTTTTACGTAGTCCTCTTATTCTTGATATTGGAGTTTCTGATTGTAATTGTATTTTTTTAGCTATTCTTTTTGATTGACCTAAAACTTTTTCTTTTGCAGGTTCATTTATAAATCTATTAACATCTGCTCCAGCCCATGCAAAGATAGCCTGGTCATCATCACCTGCTAAATAAACATCTTCAGTTGTTTCTTTTATTTTATCATAAAGCTTCCATTGTAATGGAGATAAGTCTTGCGCCTCATCAATAAATACTACATCAAACTTCGGGATCTTATTATAATCAATCAACATTTTAATCATGTCATTGAAATCAAATAGTTTGTGGTATTGTTTATATACTAAAAAATTTCTGTAAATATGATCTAGAGTATCCCAATTTATTTCTTTTCTATCATGTTCAGCTAAATTGAATTCATCTTCAATATCAATATCTTTATTAACTGCTCTGTTTATTAATTGAAAGTATGGATTGTTACAACTTAAGTAAGTAGATTCTTCTTCGTTATATTTATCCACATAAGAAACTCTTATACCTAATTTTTTACCTAATAACTCATAGTGAATAGGCTGCATTACATTTTCTTCATTTAACTCTAATGTTTTATATGCAAAAGAATGAAACGTTTGAAAGTATGGCAACTTCTTATCTTCTACAGGCATTCTTTCTTTTGCTTCTTTAGCTGCCTTTCTTGTAAAAGCAAAGTATCCAATACGATCTAATCTTGTACCTGATCTTTGATAAGCTCTAGCTCTATTAATTAATCTATATGTCTTACCTGTACCTGGAGGACCATAATATTTATATATCATGCTATATCTTCTCCATCATACTCAAGTATTTCTTGTGGTGGTTTTTCTTTTGCAAATTGATTTACTTCTATTTCTATGACCCATAAATTTGGATTAGGTTTTTCTTGTCCTTCTGCTTTTGGATATCTTTTCTGTTTGTATTTAGCTTTAAATTTTTCTTTTACATACTCCAACGTCTTATCACTTTTCATGTTCCAACTTGATCTCGATAATTCTTTATAAAAATGTGACCATGTAAAATATGCTAAATCAGTTTTCTCATCTATATAAACAGAACCTTCTTCAAAAGATCTAAATGATCTAGCTTGTGGACCATTAATCCATTCTTGAATCTCTTTAAATAAAATTCCTATTGGTTGTGTTTCTATTTCTGGAAACTCTATTTGAGCTGTTAACAAATGAGAGTTTATCATTTCAGTAAATTTATTATTTTTTAATGTAGGTGGTAGATAATTAGCATGAGCTGCTAACAAAGATTTAATTCTTTTCTGATCTACTAAATAGTCTACATGTTTTGCATGTATAATTTTTATTTTACCATTAGGCATCTTGACATGCATGTCATAAGCAGGATCTGGTTTGTATTCCCATTTTGTAATACTGACTATTTCAGGCCATGCTTGTAATGCACCTTTTCCTATTCCATACTTTCTAGATCTACATACATTCTTGTGACAGTTTGTATTTACAGGTTTACCATGACATTTAAAACCTGCTGTATCTTTTTTCCAAAGTTTTATTTTTTCTTGTACTTTTTTACTGTCCCAACTTTGATCGTATAAAATTAATTCTGCTGCTTTATCTTCAACAACTTTTTCCCATTTATCAGAATACTTTTTCTTAGCCCATGTCATTAAGTTATAAACAAATTCATCTCTACCATCTGGTAACTTACTGTGCTTGACTCCAGGATTATCTACATCAACATAAATACCTTCCTTAAGTTCACTACATATTATTCCTAAACATGGTGGACCATCTTTAAATTCATCATCTTCATTTTTTAAAACTTTTTCTATACTGTCTGTACCAATGTTTTTTAATTCTTCTTTACTTCTAGCATTTAAACTTACACACTTTATAAATGTATCAAAATCCATTTCTCTTCCGTTTGTGTATAATGCAACTCTTTGATCTTTGTTGAAGTATGGAAGATTTATAAAGTGACCATTTGATTTGTTTCCGTCTTGCGATTTTAATGTTGTTTGTTTTGGAAATATTTCAGTTTTTGCAGGCAGACCTAATATAAATAACATATTGTCTAAAAATTCTCTTATATCTGCTGCCTTAACTTTTTCTCTAGCAAACACATATAAATGTAATCCACCACTTTTTGATCTAATTGGTATGAGTGGTAGTTCTTTTTCTTCTATTATCTTTAAATATTTTTCTGGTTTAAATTCAGAATAGTTTTTTGGATCTATATCTATTGCACCAAATACTGCATTGTCTTCATCATCACAAGGTTGAATTCCCATTGAACCCTTACCTTCTAAATGAATTATGTAATCTTGATCAGTTACAGGTCTTTTGGTCCAACCATAATCTTTATTATCAAATCTTATTTTACCTGATTCGTCTTTGTAACCTTTTGATATATCACAGTATCCAAAGTTTCTTTTTAAACCACTAAACGCTTTTATAAATTCTTTCATATTTTGATAGGGCGGCTCCAGTCTCCCTTCACCGCCCCACTCCTAGGAATTATGCAATATCTTCTTTAGCACTATCAACCTTTTCATACTTAGGTTGAGTTGCTCCTTTAAAAGCTTCTGCTTGTAGCTTCTGTGCCATTTGATAGACTGATGCATCATCTTGATTAGACATGTCTAACATTCTAACCTTTGATGGTTTATACACATGCCAGTTCTTGTCACCCCAACTTTTACCTGCTGTCTTTAAATTAAAGACTGCTGAGTATGCAGCTGGTCTGAAAGTACCTTTATCATCTGTCGCTCTTAAGTTTTGAATTAAGTTATTTAATTCTCTACCTGGAGTTAAATTAGATGATCTCATTGGTATAACAGCTTTTCTAGTTTCACTGTCAACCAATGCTAACACGTAGAAGTACATGGTCTTCTCACAGTAATTACCATTTGATAATCTGTACTTACCATTTCTTTCTTCGATTGCATCTTTAGGTGGCTCCATGTGAGTACCAACAGGTGCTAATGCACTGTCTCCTCTCTCTTGCCACTCCGGATATCTAGTCTGTGAATGACACACAACTATATCTAGTCCCTTGTCTCCACTTACTAGGTTACCAAAACTGCTAGAATATATCATTCCAGGTTCTGCACCTTCAACATATTTAGCACTTGATTTATTACACTCAGGAGATAGCTGATGAAGTATTTTTAAAATAGGTGTTGATGTATCACCTTGTTTTATTTCTTCAGTACCTTTACCTGAATCTGCTCTCAGATTGATAGCAGCTAGTGCGCCTGCACTATTTTTTTTGACTACGTCAGTATTTGACATATTTACTCCTTATTGTTTATTGTTTATCGTTTAACTTTTGGTTTTTATTTTCGTTTGATTTCCTTCAAACGTCCAAAA